TTCTTCCCAGTCATTGACCATTTTTACTTGTGTATGTTGAACCCCGCCACCTTTTACGTTACGTACTGCGACGAAGTCTCTCATGTCAGTGTACTTCTTGATGTCGAAGCTACCTGTTTTTAAGTAGTCCACTGCCATGTTGGAGCAAACTTCCATAGTTGGATTCTTCTGCTGCTGTACACCAGCTACGGCGTATAGACCTTTGCGCTTTGCTTTTCCGTCGGTGGTAATGGCGATGTAGTTGTTTACGTCCTTCATTGCTATGCGTGAGTAAGGTGTTTCTTCGTATTCAAAGCCTGTGTATTTGACGTTGGCTGCAAACATTTTTAATACCTTATCGCGAGTTGCTGGGGTGTAACCAACTGTGACGCCATCTGTGTTAGCTGAATAGACCGAAACACCTTTGATACGTTCGAGTTTATCTATCAGGCATAGCAGATTAAGTTGACCAGTGATGGTTACGCCTAACATTACGTCAGGTGAATAGAAGGATGAATAAATACTACCTAACTTGCCGAAGGTTCCGTTCAGGGTAATCTTCAAACTGTCAGCTACTGTCTTGTTGCCGGCACGTTTGGCTTCTACACGCTGGCGATATATCTCACCATAGACTTCGAGGAATTGCACGCCCAGTGTGCCTGGCAGGCGAGGAATCAGATCGCACTTCATCATAATGTTTGGGTAGTAACTCGCTACGTCAAAGTCGCTGATGAGTAGGTCGTCAGTTGCCTCGATGTGGAACTGTTTATCATGCGTACTGTGTAGTCCGCCAATTCCGACTTGATAAGTACCTTTACCGATAGCTATTTCATCCTTCATCCATTCAGCAGGTTCAGGTGAACCATTCTTGTGGTTGATGACAAAGCAAGTTTCTTCAAACTGGTCTATCAAGTCACTTATTACTTGGCTCTTGGTGCGAATGATACTTGGTGTGTGATACACAACCATTTGCGGCACCGTTTTGTTAATCTTGGTGATTGACAGCTCCTTCTTTAGGATAGCCTCTGCAGCTTGTGCATCTGACTTGCTACGCAGGTCGATACCATGAACTGTACCTAGCTCAATGCGGAGTTTTATTTCCTTTTCAAGTTGTTTGAATAGTTCTTCGGTTATGTCCAGATCGTGAATACAGTATTTTTCCACCTCTTTATGCTGCGACCGTTTGAGGTCAACATCGTGGGGTACTGGCATGTCGACCATGGTCTTGTAACCCATGCGTCCGGCGTATGTCTTGAGTGAAATCATTACTCCAGGTGCTGTTTCAATCAGGTCTATGTGATCGAAATCTATGAAGTCGATGTCGAAATCACGATAGGTTTGCCATGAGCGCATACCTTTTTCAATAATCTGTGTAGCTGCATCCTTTAGCCAACCTTCGTCTGCACCTTGAATAGCAGCGCAGATTAAAGGCGCATCAAAGTTAACACTGTTGAAACCCACCCATGTGTAGTCAGGACTACGCAATAGGGCTTCAAATTTCTCCATGTGTCCGTGCTTGTGCATCCAGAATGCCTCGGTCTCGCCTGTTTCAACCACCTTGGTGCAGGCAAGGAATATAGGTTTATCCTTTCCAATAATTTCTATGTCAAAAATTATGTGTTGTTTGATTTTCATCTATGCTACCCCTAGCCATATCAATATGCCGTGGAGTATACCGATTGGGAAGGCTATTACATCCACAAGTAGCAAAACAGCATGCCCAGTGACTATCCCATGGATAACTGCTGTTAACCATGCGGCGACCATTGTCCAAAATACAACTGTGTATATATTCATTTCGTTAACTCCTTTAATTCATTGAGGAAATCCGACATATTTATTTCTTTGCCTTGCATTGCTTTCCAGACTTTTTCGTCTAGCGTACCTTCGGCTATGACGACGATGGTTTCTGTTTTTTCGGTCTGTCCAATTCGATGCACGCGCTTCCAGCCCTGTGCAAAATGCTCCAAGTTTATGGTAGGTGATGCCCAGATAGTTGCTGTACCCTTGGTCAGTGTTAGGCCATGGCCAGCTGACTGTGGATGAGCAAATAATGTCTGATAGGCACCGGCTTGATAGTTCTCGACTATCTTCGCACGTTCTTTATCGTTGGCGTCACCGTCAAAAACTGCGTAGCTTATGCCACGTTTCTCAGCCTCAGCAATAAGCATGTCACGCTGATGCTTCCAGGTGAAGAACGTGACGGTGTGCTTACGTGCTTGTATTAAGTCAAGCACCAGTTCATAACGTCCGTTGTCTACGACTGTGTAACCCCCTTCGCCATCGTATACAGCACCGGAAGCTATCTGCAGCAGTTTGGTGTACACCACGGCAGCGTTGGCAGCAGTGATGACGTTGTTCTGCATGAACAGGATGCGTTCGTTCTCCATCTCTTTGTAAGACGCCATGTGGGTCTTACCGAGTTTGTAAGAGACTGCATACTTATGATTTGCCGGGATGTCTACGCAGTCTTCAAAACGGTGGCGTATGACTACATCCTTGATTAGCGCGCCTACAATACCTTCGATGCCGGGTTTGTCAGTCCAGTTCATGAACGTCTTGCCAGCTGCTTCGAACTGCTCTGGATTGCATGCTGCCGCACGGAAGCCGAAGTAACTGGTACCCAGGCGTTTGCCTTGGTCCAGTATCATCATCTGGTGCCACAGGTCGCAGATGCCGTTACTGGTAGGTGTGCCTGATGCTAAGCGAATGTAAGTGAAGTTCTTGGCCACCTTCGCCATAGCCTTCGATCTGGCGCTGGTATGATGCTTAAATGCTGTGCTCTCATCTATTTCCAACGTATCAAAGCGTTTGAAGAAGGCAGGTTTCTGCTTCTGTAGCCATACGGCAGCATCATGGTTAGTGATGTAGACGTCAGCAGATATTTTGAAGGCAGCTTCTCTATTTGCTGCACCAGCGATGACACACGACATGTCTGGTGCAAATTTATTAAAGTCATTTTTCCATGCAGCAGCGAGCAATGACTTCGGGGCTACTACCAGCAGGCATTTTCCACCTTTTCGGCGACGAGTGGCGAAGGCTTCGATACCTACTCGGGTTTTGCCCGTGCCAGGGTCACTCATATCAAATACGTTAGGTTGTTTTGCCATGAACTTAACACTAAATTTCTGGTTGGCGAACATTGGTTGCAGCTTCATCGCGTTCTTTCAGTAGTAATGGTTGTGGAATCTAGCCGTATTCGCGGCATACTTCTACGACTTTATAGCAAGTTTCGACGTCGAACATTCCGATGTGGCATTTGTTTTTCTCTAGGTTGAGTTGGTCTTTCAACCATGCGTACGCGCTACTGCGCGTCTTAATGCCTGTTTTCCACATTGGGTCGAAGGCTGCATGGGCTTCCTGTTTCGCCTTGCGAAGTTCGCCATTAGCTAATCTTCCTAGTGGATTACTTGTCCCAGGGTGACAACCGACGCGTGCATCGCAGGGTGTGCACATATAGAAGATTTTATGTGCTAAGTCTGGTCTATGTGGGTAAACTGCTAAGCCGTTTACTTTTTCGGCGTTATCACCGCAATATGGGCATCGCAAACTAACTAGACTTAGTTTGTTCATGGTAGTTCCTTACAGAGGCGTGAGTGTTTTACTTACTAGATGAGCATAGCCCTCGATGTCGTACCATGAGTCGTGATATTCCGGGTCTCCATTAAGGATTCGACCCACTTTATGTTGTATCATTTCCAATGCTTCTTTTTTATCTAGACTAAGTTTTTCCCAGTTAGGACTATCAGTCATAACTGATTTTAGATTTTGAGTAATACGAGCGTGCTCGTCGAACTCACCGTAGCGGTTACCGCGTTCTATTAAAATTTCTTGTATGCTCATTAGTTAGTCCCTAAATTAATTTGTACTTCGCCATTCCTGGCGGAGTAATTTCGTTATTTGGGTCCCCGGTGAAAAATTTAGCCAGGGGTGTGTAAGTGTCAGCGCCTTTAATTATCTCGTGGGCGCATAGCACGTATTCTGCTTTGCCAGTGGCTATGTTGAAACATTCGGCCACGCATAATGCGTTGGTTGTAGCAGCCTCGCTGACAGCTGCGAATTGATAACGTGCGCGTTTGGTAATCATGATCGGCGAGACAGGAACGAGCGGTAGCGCATGATGCGGCAGTATTGACAGTGGAAGTTTTGTGAGTAGAGCGCTCGTTTCCATCTGTGAATGCCTAATGCACAATGTAGTTTGTGTAATATGTTCATTGTTTATTCCTTATACAATGTGTTAGCCTCGCTGACAGCTGCGAATTGATAACGTGCGTGTTTGGTAATCACAGCAGGCTCTTAGTAGCTATGCAATACTTACAGTGTTTGGTATAGCGGTAACCTCTCTTCCAAGTATGGATACCTACTGAACAGCATAGAAAGTGAAAAAATG